AGGCGCGCAATAGCATCCTCTCACGGGAGCGTTTAGTACAATAAACAACTATTGAAACCGCTGGAGTATACCCTGTTTAGCGATTTATTGAACCCCGATCACACCATAAGCCTGGTTCAGGGTCGAGTGCATTTCGTGCCGAGTGTTATACAAATGTAGCAGTGATGCTTATAACCGCCTGTTTTATATGATCTCTACAACGCTACAGGTAGTACATGGGGCAGTGATGGGGCAAAGCTTGAAAGCGCCTGGTTCAGGATTGACACCTGTTCGGCGTTCTTCTCTGACATCCACTTACCGTAAACCTTATAAACCATCTGCGCGTCTGCATGGCCCATCTGTGTTGCTATAAAATTTGGGTTCGCGCCGGCAGACAAAGACCAACACGCGTACGTGTGTCTTGACTGATAAGCGTTGCGGTAACGTATCCCCGCGCGCTTAATGACAGCAGCCCAAATTTTATTAATGGAGTTAACCGGGTAGTGGTATCCTGTACGGGCGCCACGCTTGATACATTGCGGGCTGAAAACGAACGTGCAGGGGTGTGTGACTGACTGGCCATACTCCCGTAGTTGCACCTCTATTTCATACTGCTTACCAAGCCGCGTCAGCTGAGCCTGACTTTTTAGGGCATCAATAGCTGGTTGAATGAGAAAAATCACCCTGTCTGTGCCTGCCTCGGTTTTAGGCAGGGTGAACTCATTCGTTTGAGTATGGTTACGCCTTACAATCAGCGTGCCAGCCTTCAAATCTATATCTTCCCACGCCAGGCCGCATAACTCCCCGTGCCTCATTCCGGTATACACTGCCAGCGACCATAGATTTTTCATCTGTACGTGCCGGCAAGCTTCAATAAACCTAATGAACTCATCTGTGCTGAGTGGATCAGGCTCACCCTTAGCCTTCTTGAGATGGTTAACTCCATTAAACGGATTCTCTTTGGTGTAGCCATTATCAGTAGCAAACTGAAAAATATCGGCCATCAACATCATGTAATTGTTCACCGTGGAAGACTTCCTTCCTTTTACTGCAGTACGGTGATCTTTCTTCTTTACATGGTAACCCGTCAGCAACTCTTTCCTTACGTAAAGCAGATCCTCAGTACTCACAGCCGATACCAATCTTCTCTCGCCAATACGCGGCAACATATTCTTGATGATCGACTCATACCTGCTCATGGTGTTGGAGCTGATTTCCATTCTCTTCAGTTCTGCCCACCTGGAGGCAAGCTCTTTTACTGTGATCTCCTTTGAATCCTCCCCGAACCGGCTAAGGTTCGGGGAGTTCGGGAACTTCTCAGCATAATTGAAGTTTCCCATCCGTATCGCAAAACAAACCGAGGAACGTAGCTCCCCGGCGAGCTTGCGATTTTTGGCTGTGTCGGGAACACCGAGGTTTTCCCTGACTCTTCTGCCTTTATACAGAAACCATACGCGGAGCGATCCGCCATGATTTTCGACGCCTGTTGGGTATGATGTATTAGCCATTAATCCCTCCTGACGTCCAGGAGCAATGTCGAGTGTACTTCTTTTCATACTTTTTGAGCACCTGGCTGATTTTTTTTCTGCGCTTCAATCCAGTGATCAACGGCTTTCCTGTTATACATGCACTCGCTTGATGGCTTCGGATTGCCGTCTGGAGAGACGTGTAAATATTCGCGCCCTAGTAACCATGACTCCTTACGGGCCCGGGTAATAGTTCCAGGCTTAAGCCCAGTAACCGCGATCAGCACCTTTTCGCTTACCCAATCATTCGGGACCAGCAAAACGACATCGGCAGTATCACGCATTTGTACCCTCCATTTTTTTCTCGACGCAGTTTTCCCAACCACCGCAGCTGTTGACCATTTCTCCCAACCTCGAGAAACAGGCGTTCATCCAGCACAACCCGCGGGGCGTTAGTGATGGCACGGTTCCCCAGTCAATGAAGTCCGAATTTTTTCGACCCATATAGCGGATAAGGTCGAGCATGTTGATGTAATGTGCGCGGCGGCGATCTAAATCCCAGCCCTTTTCTTCCAGATACGAGTCGATAAAGCCCTTAAGCGACGGCTGGTCTAGCGAAATATCACCGTACTGGTGACGATATACCGGGCGACGGTGCAGGCTGACCAGATGGAACAAATAGGCATCACACAACCATGTCAGCGCCTGCTGGTGGGCTTCCTCCGGTGAGCCAGCGGGATACCAGAATTGCTTATTCATGCTAGCGTCCCTCCGGGGTATAAATCGCTTTATCGTGGAGGTACGCGCCATTCCAGGTCTTTTTCATTGGCAGCTCACCTTTCATGTACAGCTGATACAGACGGTGGCAGCCTTTCTCCAGCAGTACTGGCGTAAACTTCGTGAAAGCATCCTTGCCGTGCGGGGTGATCTGTGTCTGGTCTTCCGTCAGGTATTTGTCGCGGGCATATGAGGCGACGCGCCAGCGCGGATCTTTCTCTGGGTCGCGTTGCTCGTTAAACACCCAGCCACGCTCAGACGCCCACCACATCATTTTGTTGATGTTGACGCCGTTCAGCGCCTTGCTGAATGCCGGGATCGTCATGCCTTTGGTGAAGTGCTTCTCCAGGCTTTCAACAGTGGCGCTGAGGGTCCTGGTTTCCAGTGCAGCGGCTTCGGCTCGTTCTTCGGCCTCGATAACCATCATCGCCAGCTGTTTACGGCTGAGAGCCACCTGTGTTGACGGTGCCGCGATGGCATCACGCTGAGTAAAGTAAAATTCCACCAGGTCTTCGTGGTATCCCCAGGCTTGATCGGTTTCCAGCATCTTTGCGTGGTTAGCCGCGCCGCGTTCTGTCCACAACATAAGAGAGCGGGTTTTGTTGGAAATTTGCAGGTAACTAAAAGTCACTCGCAAATTAGCTAACTCTTCCCCTGTGACTTTGAAGAAGTGTTTTCCTTCTGCAAAGCGGGCGGCGTTGCGCGAATAGTTCATCTTGATGTTGACGATATCAGTACCGTACCCGGCCGCCAGCTGTTCAGTGGTCACAACTCGCTGACCGCGATACTCGATGATCTGCAGGTCACGGGCCGCTACTGGTGCTAATTCTGCTTTCATTGCCATCTTCATTGCTCCTTAATGCAAAACGTGGTTGGCTAGCATTTTTTTACCGGCGCGTAACTGGGCAGCGAGATCTACAAATATCTCGTCGAGAAACTCTGCGAACCACGAATGACCGACTTCTTTCAGGCGCTGCTCGTTGGCGTAGTAGAACTGGTAAACAGCCAGATAGCGTTCCTTAGGCTTGTGCTCGATCAGCGCGCATTCCACATGCTTAATCAGCAGATTTTCAATAAGTTCCCGGGTTAAGCCGAAAGTAAACTCCTCGGTTTTAAACTGGTATTGCCCATCACGGAGTCCCCAGCGGTTTTCGCAGCTGATGAGATAAAGCAGGGCGACCGTACCCCGCATGGACTGGACGACGGTTTGAGCCCACTCATGCTGCTCTTCAAAAGTAAGGGAGCCTTTGCCATAGCGGTTTTCGTCAAGCATCCAACCAGGAATCGTTACGTCGGATTGCTTCTGGATTTGCTTCAGGCGAGCAACAAGCTGCTTCACGTTATCTTTTTCATGGTCGGTCATTTATCTTTCTCCCGGTTATAGGTTTCATGGCTCATTACTTCCCAGCTCTTGCCGCCATCGCGTGAAAGTAGCCGCCAGCGGTGATTAACCTTCAGGCTCAGATTCCCGGAGCCGATCATGCGACAGGGGTGAATTCGCCTGGCTCTGAACTGGCGCAGGACGTGGGCCGCTTTCAGATGAACCCACTCAGGAATTCGGATTGCAGTCAGAGCCACCTTTCACCTCCGCGATCCGCAGCTCCATGTCGCGAGCCATTTCAATGAACGTGTCCAAAGCGCATATGTGTTCGTCGGGAGATAACCGCCGATCACACTTCACCTGCCCGTTTTCGATGTAGAGAACGACGCGGCCAGTGAAGTCAGGCAGAACATGCAGATCGATATTCATAACCGGGCGGCTACCCGGGTTAACGTTTTGCTGACTTAACATGCTGACCCTCCGCTAATGCTGATTTATGCTTTTTGGCAAAATCGACCAGCTCTGCAATGAGATCGTCGATTAACTCTTTGCCGCTTTCCGTCAGAAACTCACCGCGCCCATTCACGTCTACGGCGCTGCTATAAATTCCCCTGACCGCCTTAACTCCTTCGATATTCCCGAATTCACTCACGGCCTGTTTTTCAAATCGGCTCAATAGGCCATCGAGAAGAATCTCTGTTAATTCGATTGTTTTAATTTCGCCTTTGGGCTGGTTAATAATGAGGCAATCGCTACCTGTCTTACGCCGGTGGCGGTGTAATGCAGCTTTGAGAATTCGACGCCGATATGTTTCGATTAATTTATCCATTGCGCCGCTTCTCCTCAGCATTACACCAATGCAATAAATTTGCAGAAGCATTGAGAGCCATCCCAAGTAATGAATCTCTCTGGTAGGTGGCTAATTCTTTATTGCTTAGCACGACTTCTATTAAAATATTCAGGCTTTCTGCTTCTAATTGTATTTCGTCAATGCCCGCTGTTTTTGGGTTAAACATATTTATCTCCCATATGCTTTTTTAAGATAAAGGCGCGCAATTAATATGTAACCGTTGGCCGCATAAAGGCAGGCTGTTCTATATGCCATTTTATCCTTGATGAAAGTCATACGAAGCGCCTCATTGTCATTGAGGCAACAACGCGACCATGAATCTGCATATCTTTTTGTTCATCAATATTAAGAGCAAAAGTTTGATAATGGAGGTTGTCTGAAATTATCATCAGCGCACCATTTGCTAATGGCTCCACACGCTTTATGAATACGCATGGGCGAGCAAATACGTTACGAGTAAAAACATAAATACCGGGCTCGGCAACCTTACCGCCGCAGTCAGCGAAAGCAATCAGTTCGCATGGCTGGATGGTCGGTTGCATGGAATCACCACCCATTTGACATGTCCTAATCCCTTGCGCCGCATAACCACCGTTATTGTCGACAAATAATTCACATGGGTTCCCAACGTGGTTATTTGTTTCAGAAAGTGAATTTTGCATTTCATTTCCTCGGGGTGAGTTGGTCCTCACCAGTAAAGGTGTTGCCTATTTGAATTAAGATCATTTTCTAGCTGGCTGAGAACATTCTTTTTATTTCGGGGTAAGCATCAATGATTTTTTTAGCATCATCACATGCTTCTTCGTATGACTTGAAGAAATCAACCAAGACGAAATAATTATCAATGCGCTCGTAAATAGCGAACTCAATACCATCAATAAATGTTGTATTGAATTCGTAATCAGAATCATTTTGATAAGGTTGCGCAGCTCGCAAATAAGACCAGTGTGAATTGGCTTCCTTGAGCTTGGTGTGAATATCAAATTTTGCAGTGACCGATTTTGGTTTGGTGTTTAAGTTCATAACATTGGCTCCATTGTTTGCCGATGAAATTAATATAACCCGCGGTTCTTATTATGTAAACACCGCGAGTTATATTAAGGAATAATTAGCGGTTATATAACTGATATTTATGGAATTATTTTTTTGGTGATCGTGTGATTTGGGCGAAAAAAAACCCGGATAACCGGGTTTGATTTGTAATGCCAAGATCGTGATTTTAAACGAGCATCATTGTGGTTTGAATAGCCACACCAATGATGCGGCAGTTCCCATTCACAGGCATTAGCGGCCATGCTGGGTTTAATCCCTTCAGGTACTTTTGTCCGCCATCAATGATTAGCTTTTTAAAGGTGGCTTCATTTGAATCTTCGAGCTTGGCGATGACTAAACTGCCATTATGGGCTTCTCTGCCTGTATCGAAGAGCACGAACGTGCCCTCAGGAATGCTGATCCCCATGGGTGCCGTCATGGAGTCACCATCAACTTTGAGCCAGAATCCTTCGCCTTGAATGTGTGCATCGGATTCTAACCACTGGTCAACGTCTTTTATCGTATAAGCTTCGACAGCTTCACACCACGCTCCAGCTTGGACGCTACTCAGCACTGGGTATTTGTTACCTGGCTTGTAAGCTCCAGCAAAAGCTACGTTTGATCTTGTAAGTTCCTTCGCCTCTGCAGCCAAAGAAGGGCTAAATTCCTCAACCGGAACCCCTAAGACCTCTGCCAGCTCGATAGCTCTTTTCAAGTTCAAAGCATTTTTTCCTGCGAAAATTTGCGCTACAGCGCTTTGACTTATGCCTAATTTTTCTGCAAGAACCTCCTGTGAAAGACCCAACCCTTTCTTTTTGCTGTCGTAAATAGCTTTGAGCCTTTCGGCATCTTGTAGCTGCTCAGCTGTTAACGGTTTCTTTTTCATGTTGAATCTCCTTTGTCCAAAAAATTATCACCGCAGAGAATATAAATCAATAACCGGCGGCGTTGCAATAAATACAACCGCGAGTTATATTCCTTTCAGGAGGTATGTGATGCGTAAGATATCCCTTAAATGCTTCGCAGAAGAGGTAGGGCAGGCAAAAGCTGCCATGCAGTTGGGTGTAAGGCAGAGCGCAATCAGCAAAGCCATAAGGAGTGGTCGGCAGGTGATGGTCACCATCACTACCGAAGGGATGGTAAGCGCGGAGGAGGTCAAATCCTTCCCAAGCCAGCGTAGGGAAGATGCTTGTGCACAGTGAGTATCAGGCTTGCACTGAATTACCCATAGCTTTTAGCCAGGTAGATGCAACTTGGATTCAGGAGCAGTTACAAATCCTGAATCCAGCAGTTAGGCAAAAAGCAATCCAGCGCTATGCGGCTGTGTATCAGGAAACGTTTGATGCTGAGCCCGTTTCATACCGCAAGGAGAACCGGGCAAGGCACGAAGCAAACACACGGCTTCGCCTGTTTGTGAGGAATCACGGCAGGGCATTACAGGGGTATACCGCCGAACCACCCCTGGCTGGAACGCAAGCGCGTTCTTGATTGTTCCGGGTTTAAAGGCACTCGAACAGATGCAGGCTTAAAGGTGCCTGCTCAGATTGGCAACCAACTGACCCAATTCCTCATGTGTACTAGGGAAGTAGTACGTTTTTATGGGGAAGAGGGAAAGGGGGGTAAGGGGGGATTGGGTGTAGGGGTAGGAATAGGGCCTTTTCCAACAGGCGAGATCCATTGGTTAGGTAGATCTCAGTCTTAAGGGCTGAATCAAAAAAAGCGACCGTATCAGCAAGGTAGTACGAAAGCTGAAGGCGCAGAGAAACGAGGAAGGTTCTTCCTGGAAGAGTGAATTTCAGGGGGGGCTGATTCAGAAGGGAGGCTGGCAACCTTTGGGGAGGCCGCCAGCCATGTGAGGGGAATCCATGAAAACCACATCACAAAATTATTATCTCATCACCGCGGGGGCAGCACAATGCAGCTGACGATCACACCGAATTTTGCACAGGAACGCGCGCTTAACATGTTGCGCCGGGACTGGAAGGCAAACGACACCTTCATGGTGTACTCGCCAACTGGTAGCGGCAAAACGGGGCTGGCCGCTTTCATTGTTGCCGGGTTCGTCAGCCGCGGTATGCGCGTTCTGTTCTGCGCGCCATACACCATCCTGATCGGTCAGACGGCAAATCGCTTTGTTGAATATGGCCTGCCGGGTGATGAAATTGGTTATATCTGGGCGGATCATCCGAACTACGATCCGTCTCTGAAAATACAGATTGCCAGCGCTGATACGCTTATTCGCCGCGTGTTCCCTGACAACATAGATCTGCTGATTATCGACGAAGCGCACCTGCGTAAAAAACGCATCCTGCAGGATATCGAGCGTCTGCGCGCTAAAGGCGTGAAGGTGATTGGCCTGTCAGGTACGCCGTTTTCACCGTTCCTGGGCAAATACTATGACCGTCTAATTAAACCGACCACCATCGGCGAGCTGATCCAGCGCGGCGACCTGAGCAATTACGAGTTCTACGCGCCCACTAAGCCGGATCTGAAAGGCGTCAAATCGGCCCCATCACTGGAATTCGGCAGCGATTACAACGAGGCGCAGCTGGCCGAGATTATGTGCGGCTCCACGCTGGTGGGCGATATCGTCCAGAACTGGCTGGAGCATGGCCGGGATCTGCCGACAATCGCGTTCTGCGTGAACGTAGCCCACGCCAATTTCCTGACTATCCGCTTTAACCAGGCTGGTGTTAACGCAGAGGTTATGACCGCCGACACCCCGGTGGAGGATCGCCAGACCATCATTCATCGCTTTGAAACCGGTGCTACCAAAATCATCGTCAGCGTGGGCGTCCTGGTAGCCGGGTTCGACAGCGACGTTCGCTGCATCATCTACGCCAGGCCAACCAAAAGCGAAATTCGCTGGCTGCAGGCGCTGGGCCGCGGTCTGCGCACCGCACCGGGCAAAGAGTCCTGCCTCATCTTCGATCACAGCGGCACCGTACACCGCCTGGGTTATCCGGATTCCATCGAGTATGACGATCTGCCCGGCAAATCAGATGGTATGGAAGAAAGCGCGCGCCGCGCAGCTGAAGAACGCGAAGAGAAGCTGCCACACGAGTGCTCGCAATGTCATTACATGAAACCAGCTGGTGTCTACGTCTGCCCTAAATGCGGCCACAAGCCACTGGCCGGTGAAGATATTGATACAGATACCGGGCGCAAGCTCAAAAAGCTGGGCACCGAGCAGCGCCAGCCCACAAAGGCCGAGAAACAGGCCTGGTGGAGCCAGATTAAGTTTTACCAGCGTCAGCGTCAGTCGCTGGGCAAAAAGCCCGTAAGCGATGGTTGGTGCAAACACACTTTCCATGAGCGTTTCGGGGAGTGGCCAAACGGCCTCAGCGACTACCCGATGGACATCACCCCTACGGTTTCGAACTTCATCAGGCACAAACAGATCGCCTTTGTGAAAGGGAAGGCTAAACGCCAGCAGGATGTAGCAGCAGAACCTGCGACTTCCCGCATTCGCCACGCGCATAACACGATTAATGAAATCAGGCAGCAGTTAGGGAAACAAGCATGAAGACGGCAGCAGCGGCTAAAGGCCAGTGGGCCATGATTTTTGAACATTATGGGCTTCCTCCGATCACCGGCAAAAACCACTTCAGAGGGAAATGCCCGCTATGCGACTCAACTGGCAAATTTCGCATCGATGACCGTGATGGTGCGGGAACGTGGATCTGCACCTGCGGCAGCGGAGATGGATTGAAACTGGTTACGCAAACCCAGGGCAAACCCTTCAATGAGATCTGTCGTGAAATCGACGAGCTGATCGGCAATACCTTTGCTCGCGAAAAAATACCGGTCACCAGCAACGCTGGAAGCCTACGCAAAAGGGTGATCAGCAAGTTTTCAAAGCTATCACCGCTGCGCGGCACATCCGGTGCTGAGTATCTCAGCTCCCGAGGCGTCTACCAGCTCCCGCAGGACGCTATCAGATTCAACGATCATGAGCGCTACGGCGGAAAGGTTTTCCAGAGCCTGTATTCTCTCGCAACAGATGACAAGGGCGAGCTTTGCTATCTGCACAGAACCTTGCTGGACGGAAACCGGAAGGCTCAATTGAAAGATTCATCAGGGGCGAAGCGTCAAAAATCACTTCAGGAAGAAAGTTATCTGGATCATGCCCGTTCGGTGGCGATCCGTATGTTCCCAGTTTCCACCACGCTGGGCATCGCCGAGGGCATTGAAACAGCCCTATCAGCGCACCAGCTTTATGGGGTAAACACCTGGGCAACCATGACCAGCGGATTCATGAAGAAATTCCGTGTGCCAGCTGGCGTGAAGAACTTCATCATTTTTGCAGACCGTGACGTCAACAGTGCTACCGGTTTAGCGGCTGCTATGGAATGTGCTCATGCCAATTTGATGGCAAAAAACGACCTCGAAAAGGTCAGTATCTACTGGCCGGATAATGGGGACTTTAACGACATGCTCATGAACGGCGATCAGGTTCGTGAAATGGTTTTCTATAAAAAACAGCAGGTGGCCGCATGAAACTGGAAGCAGCACTTAAACATTTTAGTCCTCAGGGAATGCATATCAGCGACGACGTAAAAGGAACCTCTCCGGATCGCCTCACAGGTACTGATGTCATGGCGGCCATCGGCACCACCAGCAGCCGTGCTCGTTTCGGCCTGGCGGCATTCTTCGGGAAAGCCGGGATCAGTAAAACAGATGAGCAGCTCGCCGTTCAGGCGCTGGCCCGTTATGCGATGGATTCCGCTCCAAAGAACGTGCGTAAAGCTGCTGGTGGTGAGTTCGGCTGGTGCATGCAGGTACTGGCGCAATTTGCCTTTGCTGATTATTCCCGTTCGGCGGCCACCAGCGCGGCGTGCAGCAGCTGCGGCGGTACCGGTTTTACGTCCCAGCTCGAGGATGTAATCAAGCATCCTGGGATTTTCGATGCAGACGGCGCTGAAGTTGTGGCCCCGAAGATTAAGCGTGAGCTGGTGAAACGCACATGCGGTACCTGCGGAGGTAAGAAGGTGATCCATGCCCGTTGCCGGTGCGGAGGTAAAGGCGAGGTGCTCGACCGCGCAGCGACGAAGGAAAAAGGGGCACCGGTGTTTAAAGCCTGTGAGCGCTGTTCTGGAAATGGCTTTTCTTCGGTGCCCTCCACAGCTGCGCACAAGGCGATTCTTAAACGTCTGCCGGATCTGCATGTAAGGACATGGACCCGCAACTGGAAACCTTTTCTCGAGGCGCTGGTGGACGTTTGCAAGCAGGAGGAAGGGAAGGCAGTCAAAGAATTTCAGGCCGCAACTTCTCTTTGCGAAGAAGGCTACAAAATTTAGCATTTTAACGACATAAGACTTGCTTTTGTCCGAAGTTGTCGTGTATGCTTCAAATCGTGGGATATAACGCCTGCACGCAATTAAACCCGCCTCAGAGCGGGTTTTTTATTGCTAGCTGTCATTGACATGGACATGTATCGCCATGTAGATTTGACTTATATACGAATTTGGGAATGAAGAGGCGGCTCCCAAAAGTTAACCGCCAAGTTGGTAACTTCGGCTCGATAATTAGCCTGGGACTCCAACCATGTCGGCTGAGAGGTCGGCATCTACTTCTTCGGTAGCGGGTATTTTAGCCTTACTGGTTTCGTTTCTATATCTCTAGGCCCTCTAGTTTTGTCATAAAAGTACCATACATTGAACTTCCTTTCTGTATGCCATGTGTCATGTTGCAAATGGGGCCACCCCAAGTAAGAGGCAACATTATTCGACACTCTTAGCTTTGCTTCAGATGATGCTTTGCCTTGATAAGCACACATAACAGCCCCGAGGAAAAAGTCGGCTATTTGGATATTCTCTGATGCTTTGGAGTCCTTTGTTACGACGCTACTGATTATCCCTTGACGTCCAAATTTAATATTTAGTACGTTGTTGGCAATAACATGGAATTCTTCATCTGCCTTCTTATAGCGAGAAGCTATCGGATCAACTTCAATTCTAAAGTTACTGTCTCGTTCTGGATGGGCTGAGATTACAGAGCCGATTTTTGTTGATATGAGATTGGTGAAATGCTTCCTCCTGGCTAAGTCATAATCACCATTGTGAAATGATTTATTAATCATTGACTTTTCAACAACTATACAGTGAAAAGCTAGCCACGGTGCCCTGAAGAAGACATCAATTAATTCGTGATAAAAAGCGGCGTAACGCTTTGAGGACGCTTTTTGCCATTTGATCTCTTCGTAGAATGAATGCTTTTCTCTAAGGCTACGGATTAATTGCGCAAAATCACCACGCCGTTGATATTTCATCCAAAGACTGCCAAAGCCATAAAATCGCTGGCCGTCAATTCCTGATTCGTCACAAGCAATATGCCATATCAATTTACCTGGATTTTCATTCTCAGCCATAGAGTAGATGCCACATGGTTACAGTGAAGCATAATATTTAATCACACATGTAACGTGTTGATAAAGATCGTTTTATGCCTGACGGAGTGGTTGCGCTTGTGTATGCTTCGTTTTGCGGCTCTGTGGCTCATTTAGTTAAGGCGCGAAACTCATAATCGCTCGGTCGTTGGTTCAAGCCTAACAAGGACCAACACAGTACCATTAGCTCAACCGGAGAGAGCACTGAACTTCTACCTCTGTGGTTCGGGGTTCAAATCCTCGATGGCGGTCCAGTGCATTGCTTCATTCATAATTAAGTATCCCTCACACCAGACCGCAATCAGAATGGTTACAATCTCTCTCCAGTGAGGGAGGATAAGGCATGAAAGAAGGTTTCTACTGGATACAGCACAATGGCAGGGTTCAGGTTGCTTACTACACCGATGGCGAAACAGAAGACCTGCGGACAGGGCGGATCGTCAAGGGTATATGGCATCTGACTCAAGGTTACGATATCTGCGATGATGGTGAGGCTGAGATTTTAGAAGGCCCGCTTACAGCGCCGGTTTAAACGCTTTACTCAATTCAAAGGCTGCCGATTGGCAGCCTTTTCTACTTCAGGCTTCCGGAACCCCCATCACTCGTTTTGTCGTTAATTCATCCGGAGGGCCTGATCCCTTGTCAAATAGCACCCGCATCCCAGCGAGGTGAGAGAAATGTCCCGTATGAGCAAACTTGTCACCGGAGTCGCCCTCGGCACCTCAGGAGGAACCATCCTGAACGGCGTCCTCACAAAACTGAGCCCTGACGAATGGAGCGCCATCGGCGTATTGGCTGGTATTGCCGGGATAGTCATTACCGGGCTCATTAACTGGTATTTCAAACGCAAGGTCGCCAATGCACAGGTAAAGGCGCTTGAGAAGTACGGCCCAGCAGTCAAAGTCGGAGATGATTAAATGCCAATGACCAGTAGCCTGCGTAACAAACTCATCGCCGCTGCTGGTGGCGGTGCCATGCTGATCGCCTCGCTGTTTCTCGGTGGGCAGGATGGCGTAGAAGGGCGGAAGCACGAAGCTTATAAAGATGTCGCCGGAGTGTGGACTGTCTGCGACGGCCACACGGGCCGGGACATCGTAAGAGGGAAGAAGTATAGCGATCGCGAATGTGACCAGTTGCTGTGGAAAGACCTCCAGCCAGCAAAGCGAACGGTAGACAATCTGGTTAAGGTGCCGCTGGGCGAGTATCAGCGCGCTGCGCTCTACAGCTTTGTTTTTAACGTTGGCTCTGACGCGTTCTCTAAGTCCACGCTGTTGCGCAAGCTGAACAAGGGTGATCACGACGGAGCGTGCGAAGAGATGCGCCGCTGGGTTTACGCTGGTGGTATGAAGTGGAAAGGCCTTCAGAACAGGAGAGAGATGGAGCGATCGATGTGCCTGGCGGAGAGTAAAAATGACCTCTAAAGCCTGGCTGATAATCGGCATCGAACTGATTTTATCTCTGCTCGTTATTCACCTTCTGCTCGGTCAGGTACTTGATGAGACGAAGCGTGCCGACGCCGCCGAGCAAAACCTGAAACTGGCAAACGCCACCATCACCGACATGCAGGTGCGCCAGCGTGATGTCGCTGCGCTCGATGCCAAATACACTGGAGAACTGCAGGATGCGAAAGCCACTATCGATCAGCTTGAGCTTGATGTTGCTACTGGCAAGCGTCGGTTGCAGCTCAACGCCAGATGCACCACGAACGGAGCGGCCAGCACCACCAGCCTGGATGATGGTATCGGCCCCCGACTTACTGACTCCGCTGAAAGGGATTATTTCACCCTCAGGGAGCGAATCGAAACCGTCACAAAACAACTGACCGGCCTCCAGGCGTATGTGCGTGAGCAGTGCCTGAAATAAAAAGATCCTAATGGCTCTCCATTCCAAAGCTCATCTGCGGGTGGGCTTGATAATGGTAAAAAAATGCCCCCTGGAGAGAGGGCAATACATGCTATTAACAGACTTTTTTTATTGAGTGTGCTCATGTGGGTCATGATACAGCTCCATGGGATTCCCTGGTGTAGGTAGGAGCCTCGCAGGGAATACTAAATATGATTTATGCCTATGATTTAACAAGCGAAGGGGTGCGCAACCAGGACAATTCCTGGTGTTGGCTGGTGGGCTATTGTGGCTTCAGCGACAAAACCATAAATAGAACCTCATCCCTGAGGCTCTGACACAGTCTCTCCTCTGGACTTTAAGCATAGGAAATCCATACAGCCTCGCATTGCGGGGCTTTTTACTAACTGAGGAAACCACATGTCCGTTCGCGCCAAATTCCGCTGCCACTTTATTCAGAAAGCAGATGATGATTCACACCGTACAGTCCACATGAGCCCTGTAACCGCAGATACCCCTGAGAACAAGGCGTGGTCAAAGTACACGCCTGGTGGCCTGTTGCAGATGCATATCTCTAACCCGGCAGCATTCGAACTGTTCGAGCAGGGTAAAGAATATTACCTCGACATTCAGAGCGCTGAATAAGCCATTCCAAAGCTCATCTTCGGGTGGGCTTGATAATGTCTATAGCGGATAAAACGTAAATATGTCCTGTAGAGGATAAAAGGGCGATGCTGTAGGCATTCACATAGTGCCAAAGATACTGCACCTCAGGAGTTAATTTATGAAAAAGCTGAAAGTTACGATTGCTCATCTCGAGGAGTATAGAGATGGCATTGTTCACGGGGCGAAAGTCACTTTCCAGATTATACAGAATGGGAAAGTATTAGTCCGGGACTCGTTATCCGGTAAAGCTTCCCAACCATTCACTAAAACGTACGATGTTACCGCTAGTGATGCCGATATTTTTGTGACGCATGATCGCCATGATTTGAAATGGTTAACGATCACGGCTGAGATGACTGAATAATATTTATTTTTCATTCTCAATTGCATAGCATGATCGCCGGGTACCCAAAGGAGATAGCTATGTTTGTTGCAGAAGGATTAAAGCCTGATCTCGATAATGAGGGATGGGTGAAAGGATGGGGAGTTTTTCGAAAATCCCCATGGCATTTAGTCGGTGTTTACGCCACCAAAGATGTTGCTGAAACAAAAGCAGCTTCCTCAGGGGATGGCTACGAAGCACACTATGGCTCACATAGATTAGGGAGCGATGACTTCATTCACGGTATGTGAGTGAAGCCTGCTAACGGTATGGCGTCGCATTCGCGGGGCTTTTTTATGCGCACCGTATGCGCTTCAGAGTGAGTTATTCAGTCGTGAGCCACTGGCTGTAGCTGGTGGCTTTTTTATTGGAGCCAACAATATGCCAGCAGCTATCCCGCGCGCCTGCCGTAAACGCGGGTGCTCCGGCACTACCACAGACCGTTCCGGCTACTGCGATGCTCACCGCAACGAAGGCTGGCAGCAGCACCAGCAGGGCCGTAGCCGCCACCAGCGAGGCTATGGCAGTAAGTGGGACATCATCAGAGCCCGCATCCTTAAGCGTGATCGACACCTGTGTCAGGAATGTCTGAGGAATGGAAAGCCCATTCCGGCATCGACAGTTGACCATATCAAACCCAAAGCTCACGGCGGCACAGACGACGATAGCAACCTGCAAGCGTTGTGCTGGCCATGCCATAAGCGCAAGACAGCGCAGGAGAGAAAAGGATGAAGAACAAACCAGTCCGTCTGGCTCACATCTACCGGGGCCAGATCTTTCTGGGGTATGGCATTGCGGTCGATGGCGTGCTGCTCGGCCAGCAGTTGAGCACCATGATAGACACCGAGCCTGCAAGCATGCCCAGAATCACCACTGTCTTTGCGCTGGACGCCGGGATGAACGAGAACCCAGTCAAAATTGACGTAAATGAGAAAGATTCACAACGCCATGATGTAAAATGATTTCAAATGCAATCATTTCAATGTTAATGATAGCGATTCTCATCAACGGGGGAGGGCGGGTGAAAACTTCAGGGGATGTGACCCAAGGGACCGCCGCCTCAGTCAGATTTTTACACCCGCGAAATATAAAATTTAACTGGAGCGTCTATGGCTGGAGCGACGGGCCGATCCGGACGCCGCGCCAAGCCGACCGCCCGGAAGTTGCTGGCAGGTAATCCGGGTAAGCGCGCCCTCAATAAAGAAGAGCCTTCCTTCACACCCATAACCGGCGTTGACCCGCCGGAGTGGCTCAGCGAATCCGCCGCGACAATGTGGAGAATGGTCTCTAAAGAGCTGTGCGCGCAGGAGGTTTTGTGCGCCACGGATTTACACAACCTCGAAATGTTTTGTGTGGCCTATGCCAACGCCCGCGCTGCGCAGGTGGACGTTGCTAAAAATGGAATCACCGTAACCGGCGCAATGGGCGGGGTGATCAAAAACCCGGCGCTGACCGTGCTGAACGAAGCAATGCGGCAGATGGCCTCCTTCGGAGGCATGCTCGGGCTGGACCCCAGCAGCAGGCAGCGCCTGATTGGTGGGAACAAAAAACAGTCGGACAATCCCTTTAAAAATCTATGACACGTAAAGCTTACCCCAACGTGAACGCCGCAAATCAGTATGCCCGCGACATCGTCCGGGGAAAGACTGTAGCGTGCCGCTACGTCATTGATGCGTGCCAGCGGCACCTTGATGATCTGGCGAAAGAGAAAACGAAAAAGTTTCAGTACCGGTTCGATAAAGACCTGGCGGAAAAGGCGGCTAAGTTCATTCAGCTCCTGCCGCATACCAAAGGTGAGTGGGCCTTCAAACGCATGCCCATCACCCTGGAGCCCTGGCAGCTTTTTATCGTCTGCTCGGCGTTCGGCTGGGTGCGGAAGGGGACAAAGCTGCGGCGCTTCCGTGAGGTCTATACCGAGATCCCCCGTAAGAATGGAAAGTCGGCAATCTCTGCCGGGGTGGCGCTCTTCTGCTTCACCTGTGACGACGAGTTTGGCGCGGAAGTTTACTCCGGCGCCACGACGGAAAAGCAGGCCTGGGAGGTGTTCCGCCCGGCGCGCCTGATGTGTAAGCGTACCCCTGCGCTATGTGATGCCTTTGGCGTGGAGGTGAACGCCTCCAACATGAACCGGCCGGAAGACGGCGCGCGTCTTGAACCCCTGATCGGCAACCCAGGCGATGGCGCGTCTCCGAGCTGCGCGATAGTGGATGAATACCACGAACACGATACCGACGCGCTCTACACCACCATGCTGACAGGTATGGGCGCCCGGCGTCAGCCGCTGATGTGGGCCATCACCACCGCTGGCTACAACATTGAGGGGCCTTGCTACGACAAACGCCGGGAAGTTATTGAAATGCTGAACGGCACGGTGCCTAACGATGAGCTCTTCGGTGTGATTTATACGGTTGACGAGGGTGACGACTGGACCGATCCGGCGGTGCTGCGAAAGGCGAACCCCAACATGGGTATTTCGGTCTACAGCGATTTCCTGCTGAGCCAGCAGAAACGGGGCATGAACAATGCCCGCCAGGCCAACGTCTTCAAAACCAAGCATCTGAACATCTGGGTATCAGCCCGGGCGGCTTACTTCAACCTGGTCAGCTGGCGCAACTGCGAGGATGAGACGCTGACGATCGAGCAGTTCGAGGGTCAGCCTTGCTACCTCTCGTTCGACCTGGCGCGAAAGCTCGATATGAACAGCATGGTGCGGATCTTCACACGTGATATTGATGGCAGGCGGCACTATTACTGTATAGCGCCTAAGTTCTGGGTGCCCTATGACACGGTATACAGCACCGACACCGATCATCAGCGTACTGCTGAACGCTTCCAGAAGTGGGTGAACTCCGGCCATCTGGAGGTAACCGAAGGTGCAGAGATCGACTACCGCGTCATCCTGGAGGAGGCCAAGGCGGTTAACCGGCAGAACCCGGTAGAGGAATCGGCCATTGACCCCCACGGCGCCACAAACCTGTCACACCATCTGGCCGATGAGGGTCTCAGCCCAATAACCATCGTCCAGAACTACACCAATATGTCAGATCCGATGAAGGAGCTTGAGGCGGCGATAGAGGCCGGGCGCTTCCACCATGACGGACACCCCATACTGACGTGGTGTATTTCTAACGTGGTGGGCAAGCACTTGCCTGGTAACGATGACGTTGTGCGACCAATTAAGGAGCACAGCGAGAATAAAATCGACGGGGCCACCGCCCTGATCATGGATATCGGCCGGGCCATGCTGCCGGACACGCGGCAGGATCTTAACGGCTTCTTTGAAAACCCCATCATGGTAGGTTTCTGATGAATAAAAAAAAGCAGCCGGGCAAGGTGAAAAGCGCCTTGCTCAATTGGCTGGGCGTGCCCATCAGCCTTACTACCGGGACGTTCTGGCAGGAGTGGTACGGCACGAGCAGCAGTGGCAAGGTGGTTACCGCGGATAAAGCGATACGGCTTTCGGCGGTCTGGTCCTGCGTCCGGCTCCTGAGCGAGTCGGTTTCTACATTACCAGTCAAGATTTACACCCGGCAGGCTGACGGCTCGCGCAAGCTGGCGCAGGATCATCCTGTTTACCAGGTGCTGTGCCGTCGCCCCAACCTCGAAATGACGCCATCTCGATTCATGCTTATGGTGGTGGCAAGCATCTGTTTACGTGGTAACGCCTTCGTCGAAAAGCTCTTTATCGGCAGCAAGCTGGTATCGCTGGTTCCGCTGCTACCCCAGAACATGGTAGTTAAGCGGCTGGAAACGGGCCGGCTTGAGTACACCTACACTGAAGACGGCAAAAAACGCGTTATCCAGGAAAAGAACCTGATGCATATTCGCGGGTTCGGACTCGATGGTGTCTGCGGTATGATGCCGATGATGACAGGCCGTGACGTGATCGGCGCGGCGATGGCAGTCGAAGAGTCCGCAGCCAAGATTTTCGAGAACGGTCTGCAAAGCTCAGGGTTTCTCTCTGCTGACGCAGCACTTGATAAGGATCAGAGAGAACGCCTTCGGCAGTATATGCAGGCGTTTACTGGCTCCAAAAACGCCGGGAAAATTATGGTGCTTGAGGGCGGACTGAAATACCAGAACGTCACGATGAACCCCGAGGCGGCGCAGATGCTTGAGTCCCGCTCCTTCAGTATCGAGGAAATCTGCCGCTGGTTTCGCGTGCCGCCGTTTATGGTCGGGCATACATCAAAGCAAAGCAGCTGGGCGTCGAGCCTCGAGGGAATGAACCTCCAGTTCCTGACGCATACCCTGCGCCCGCTGCTGGTGAATATTGAGCAGGAGATCTCCCGCTGCCTGCTGAACGGTGAAGAGGACCTCTTTGCCGAGTTCTCAGTAGAAGGGCTGCTGCGCGCAGACAGCGCTGGCCGGGCGGCGTACTACACCAGTGCGCTGCAGAACGGCTGGATGTCCCGTAACGACGTGCGCCGCCTGGAGAATATGCCACCTATCGAGGGGGGCGATATTTACACGGTACAGCTCAATCTGACGCCGCTTGAAGATCTCAAGCAGAACAGCCAGGCCGCGCAGGCATTCGCGCTGCGGCAGGTCCATAACCACGTATTCCCCGATATTCCCTTCGAACAGTCACCGCTGAAAAAAGCGGCTTAGGAGCATCCATGACGATTAAAAGCCTTCCGGCTGCGCCGGAGGGGCGACCTTTTGCGCGCGAAAAACCTGATCTGCCGGCTGCGGCAATGGAGCGCTGGAACGGTGGTATCCGCGCCGCCCGCGAAGGTGACAACAGCATTTCCATCTTCGACGTGATCGGCGCTGATTACTGGGGAGAGGGGGTTACGGCAAGCCGAATAGCTGGCGCGCTGCGCTCGCTCGGCGGTGCTGACGTGACGGTTAACATCAACAGCCCGGGCGGCGACATGTTCGAAGGCCTGGCGATTTACAACCTGCTGCGCGAGTACGAAGGCAAAGTCACTGTGAAAGTGCTTGGTCTGGCAGCGTCTGCTGCGTCGGTTATTGCGATGGCCGGTGACGATGTGCAGATCGGCCGCGGCGCGTTCCTGATGATCCACAACTGCTGGGTCTACGCGATGGGCAACCGCCATGACCTGGCGCAGATCGCCGCTGATATGGAGCCGTTTGATAAAGCGATGAGCGATATCTACCAGGCTCGCAGCGGTCTTGATGCTGCCACTGTCGACAAGATGATGGACGGCGAAACCTATATCGGCGGCAGTGAAGCAGTGGAGAAGGGCTTTGCTGACAGCCTTCTTTCAGCTGATGAAATTGCCGACGACGACGACGACGACAGCCCGGCAGCTGCGCTGCGCAAGCTTGATGCCCTGCTGGCCAAAACCAATACGCCGCGATCTGAGCGTCGAAAACTTCTTAAAGCCTTATCCGGCAGCAAGCCAGGCGCTGCTGCCACCCCTGAAGGTACGCCGAGCGCTACCACCATCGAAAACGAAACTATTGACCGACTGGAAGCCGCACTCAGCGGCCTGAAAGCGGCTGCCCAGTAAAACGGAGATGTTATGTCTGATGTAAATGAAATCCTGAAAAAAGTTAGCGCCAGCATTGAAGAGGCGACCGGCAAATTCAATGCCAAGGCAGAAGAAGCCCTGAAAGAAGCAAAGAAAAACGGCGAGCTGTCAGCGGAAACCAAAGATACTGTCGACAAAATGGCAGTGGAATTTAATGCCCTGAAAGATGCTGAGAAAACGCTTAAGGCGGCGCTCGGCGAACTTGAGCAGCAGGTTGCTCAGATGCCGCTGGCGAATGCTGCAAAGGTGATCGAGTCTGTTGGCCAGACCGTTATCAGCAGTGACGCGCTGAAAGCGTTCGCGGCAAGCGTTGAGGGCGGGAAGCGCGTCAGCGTTCCGGTGAATGCCGCGCTGATCTCCACAGATGTGGCAACCGGTGTGGTTGAACCTCAGCGCCTGCCGGGTATTGATACCGCGCCGAAGCAGCGTCTCTTCATTCGTGATCTGATTGCGCCAGGCCGCACCTCTGCGCCGGCCATCTTCTGGGTGCAGCAGACTGGCTTCACTAATGCCGCGAAGGTTGTGCCTGAAGGTACCGCCAAGCCGTACAGCGATATTCAGTTCGCCACGCAGATCACGCCGGTCACTACCATCGCGCATATGTTCAAAGCGTCCAAGCAGATCCTGGACGATTTCGCTCAGCTGCAGTCCACCATTGATGCTGAGATGCGTTACGGACTGAAGTATGTGGAAGAGCAGGAAATTCTCTTTGGCGACGGTACCGGCGCGCACCTGAAAGGTATCGTGCCGCAGGCGTCTGCATATGACGCTGCCTTTACGGTTGAGCAGCAGAACGGTATCGACGATCTGCGCCTCGCGATGCTACAGGCACAGCTGGCGCGCTTCCCGGCTTCCGGCCACGTCCTGCACTTCATTGACTGGGCGAAGATTGAGCTCACCAAGGACACGCTGGGTCGCTACATTCTGGCGAACCCTGCGGCGCTGACCGGTCCTACTCTCTGGGGCCTACCGGTTGTGGCCACTGAGGCCGCAGCATTCCAGGGCAAATTCCTGACTGGTGCGTTTAACGCCGCGGCGCAGCTGTTCGATCGTGAAGATGCCAACGTTGTGATCTCCACCGAGAACGCCGACGACTTCGAGAAGAACATGATCTCGATTCGTTGCGAAGAGCGCCTGGCGCTGGCCGTGAAACGTCCGGAAGCGTTTATCTACGGCTCCTTTACCGCACCTGCTGCTGGCGGCGGCGCGTAAATCTTAACGGCGGCCTGCGGGCCGCTTTTTTTTCCTTAAAGGAGACAGCCATGAAGCTGATCGCTACCAAGCCCATCTACTTTGAAGGCAACGTGCTTACTGAAGGCACCGAGTTTGAGACGCTGGAACAACACGGCCGCGACCTTCTGGCCAGCGGTTACGCTAAGGAGCCTGGCGAGAAGAAGCCGGATCCTGATAAAGAGCAAAAGCCGAAAGGGAATGGCAAGGCCAAATAAGGAGCTGGCATGCTGACCAAAGAGCTGGTGAAACTTCACTGCCGCATTGATACCGACTTTACCGGTGATGATGCCCTACTGGAGATATATACGGGGGCAGCGGCGCGGTACGTCCAGAAATGGACAAGACGAACGCTTTATGAGACGGAGAGCAGTGCGGGATATAGCGAAGATCCTGATTCAATTCTCCTGACGGAGGATGTAAAAGCCGCCATGCTCCTGCTGATTGGTCACTGGTACGCCAATCGCGAAACAGTGGTTGTCGGCGATGCTGTGGCAGAGGTTCCTTTCGCTGTTGAAGCTCTTCTGCAGCCTTACAGAATTTATGGCCTATGAGCTCTTTACGTGCTGGCGAGCTTAATAAACGCATAAATTTAGGGACTATGGAAATACAGCGTGGGCCATTGGGTGAGCAGCTCTCATCTGTTCCTGAAACTATTGCGACTGTCTGGGCGAAAGCTGAGAACGTGTCAAACCGAAAAATCCGCACTATGGACCAGCAGCAGGTGGTAGAAACCTGGCAGTTTACGATCCGATTCCACTCAGATGTTCAGAGTGACTGGAAAGTTTCCATGGATGGAGAAGTGTATACCGTACGTGCCGTTGACCGTAGCCAGTCGGATCGATGTGTCATTACTGCTGAACGAGACATCCGACATGATAGAAATAGCAATTAAAACCTCGCTGGAGCGGCTGTCTGGCATGCCGGTTTACCCGCTTTTACTGCCTGACAGCCAACAAAACGGCATTACTTTTCAGCGAATATCCGACCCTGAAATTGACACTGGAATGGTTAGAACAGGTCTGATTGCTGGCCGCTTTCAAATCTCGATGTACAAAGTGGATGACTACACCGGTCTGGTCCAGTTGGATAAGTCTATCTGGTCTCACTGGAAAGGTATCATTCACGGAGAAATGGAAGGATACCCGGTCCAGTACGTTCAGCGTGGAAATATCCTTCAGGACAAAACCACGCTGACAAGTAATCAGGTTCAGTACCGGATCACCCGCGATTTCATTCTTTACTTCTATGAGGATCTATCATGATTCGCATGGAGGTAAAAGGGCTTCAGGAGCTGGAACGCCAACTTCTGGAACTTGGTGAAAAGGTCGGTACAAAGATATTGCGCGATGCAGGGCGAGCCGCTCTTGAGCCAGTTATGGAGGACATGAAAGCGCATGCTGGTTATGACGAATCAGCAAAAGGTGAGCACATGCGTGATTCCATAAAAATCCGCTCATCCACATCCAAAGCCAAAGGCAATGCGGTTGTTTATCTGCGCGTTGGCCCGAGCAAAAAACACTTCATCAAAGCGCTGGCCCAGGAGATGGGAACCGTGAAGCAGGTCGCCAGCCCCTATATCCGTCCGGCGCTCGATTATCAGAAAGCAAAAGTTCTGCGCATTCTCGCGATAGAAATCCGCGACCGCATTGAAAACCATCGGTAGCGCTCGCTGCCACCTTCAAAGAGAGAGAAATTATGGCTGATAATAAAACTTCGCCAGAGTACGCGATGCTGCCTGCTGGCACCGTCGTTAAGTGGGGCGCTTCGGGCAGCGACGTAGCAACAATGAAACCGCTCATCAACTGTAAAGCGTTGGGTGCCACCGGCCAGACTGGTAGTTTCGTAGACTGCACCACGCTGATCGACACCAGTAAGCAGTTTATTTCTGACCTGCCGGAAGGCCCGGAAAAATCGCTGGGATTCATCGACGATCCTGCCAACCAGGACTTCGCCGATTTCCTTAACGCAGCGGTGAACCGTGAGACGGTGCAGTTTTACGTTGAGCTGCCAAACGGACGAACGGCGAATATGATTCTGGCCCTGTCTGGCTGGCAGATGAATGAAATTACCGCTCCGGCAAGTGAAGTCATTCAGATTACCGTTCAGGGCAAGCAGAACAACATCACCTGGGGTACGGCTGCAGGCAGCTGATTTCCGGAACATTTATTGGCCGCCTTCTGGCGGCTTTTTATTATCTAATTCTCAGGAAAAATTATGTCCGTCATCGATGTCTCTGCTCTGAAATCAGCTCTTCTGAAACCTAAAAACACCATTGTTACCGCCGAAATTTTTGGCACCGCTGTTTATCTTCGCCGCATGACGGCGGGTGAACTCATCGACCATGAGGAAGCCCTGCGCGACAGCCAGATTGCAGAAGATGCTCGCAAAGCCTCTGAGCTTAGCGTTCAGCTGATTGTCGATTGCCTGGTGCAGCCTGACGGCAGCGCTATCGCCGCTGAAGACAAACCCACAGCAGCAGAACTTCTGCGGGCGCATGACAACGTGGCGCTGCTTGATGCGATTGCCACCGTTAAAAAACACGCCCTGGGCAAACTTGAAGACGCGGAAAAAAACTAACGAGCTCGCCCTGGCTGGAGCTGATTTTCTGGCTGGCTGACCGCTGGGGCGAGCCTGACCCGTCAAAGATAGCTGCACTTCCGGTAGAAACTCTCTATCACTGGCGCGCGTATTTCCTGCGTACTGGTGCGATCAGCCGACCCGGCGAAGAGAGTTCTCCTCCTCCTGAAATCCCGCCTCCTGCTGAAGTCAGTAACGTTGACGATCAGTGTGCGGCAGTAATGAGAGCGTTAATGTAATGGCTGACGTTGCTTCCCTTGCCGTCGGGCTGCATCTCAACGCAGCCAATTTCAAATCTCAGTTGATGGGCGCATACGGTGATGCTGAGAATTCTTCCAGACGCTTTAACCGTAGCGCACAAGATGATGCAAAAAAGACCGACGAAGCTTACTCCCGTATGGGGAAAACCATTACGGGTGTTGCCGGTCGTCTGGCTGGATTTGCTGGTGCTGGTTTGTCCCTGGGAGCCATCATCACCACAACCCGCGAGTATGGACAGGCACTGTCCGACTTATCAGCGATTACTGGAGCAACTGGCACTCAATTAAAAACGCTTGATGAAGCTGCCCAGGATATGGGGCGGAGTACTGAATACAGTGCGAGCCAGGCGGTAGAAGCCCTGAAGTTGATGGCATCAGCTAAACCTGAACTCCTCCAGACGGTTGACGGGCTCACCGCCGCAACCAGGAGCGCCCTGATACTCGCCCAGGCAGCAGGATCAACATTGCCGGATGCCACCCGCACTCTGGCCCTTTCGCTTAACCAGTTCGGCGCTGGTGCTCAGGAGGCGGACCGTTATATCAACGTGCTGGCAGCCGGTGCCAAGTTCGGGGCATCTGAAATTGTAGATACTGCCGCGGCTATCAAAAATGGCGGTGTGGCCGCTGCACAGGCAGGAGTCGGTTTTGAAACGCTGAACGCAGCGATTCAGGTTCTGGCCGAGCGTGAAATTAAAGGCGGTGAAGCAGGTACCGCGCTGAGAAACGTAATTCTGGCCCTTGAAAAAGGCACTGACAAAACGCTGAAACCGTCAGTTGTTGGGCTCAGTGGCGCTCTGGAGAACTTGTCGAAGAAAAACCTCTCCACCGCGCAGGCAGTGAAACTCTTCGGGGTTGAGAACATCAACGCGGCATCCGTACTGGTGGACAACCGCAGCAAACTTGATGCCCTAACCCAGGCTCTCACAGGCACTCAGACGGCGCATGAGCAGGCCGCTATTCGCGTTAATAACCTGAATGGCGACATCATGGGGCTGACCAGTGCTTTTGAAGGCATGATCATCAAGGTCGGTCAAAGCAGTACCGGTCCTCTGCGCTCCGGCATTCAGTCAGTAACCGACGGCATCAATCTTCTTACCGATAATTTCAATGCCGTTGCGAGCGTGGCGCTTTATACGCTGATCCCTGTCCTTTCCACGAAGCTCACCGCGGGGCTGAGGGAAAGCGTAAGCGCCTGGCAACAGAATCAGGCCGCCGTAAAGGCTGCCGCAGCGGCCCAGGCAGACGGCGCACGCAAAACGCTGGAAGCAACCGCCGCCACGCTTAAGCGAAATGATGCGGAATTTGGTTACTACCGCCAGATGGAGAAGACCGCCAGACAGCATGGTCTGAACGTTAACTATCAGGGTGAGTTTAACCGTCTAATCCGGGAAGAGACTGAGCAAACAAATCTGGCCACGCGCGCCAAAATGCAGCTTTCCGCGGCAAACCGTCAGGTATCCCTCACTGCTCGTGCAGCCTCGGTTGCTGTCGGGCTCGCTCGTGGGGCTTTAGCTCTGGTCGGTGGGCCGTTCGGTGCTGCGATGCTGGCTGGCTCTGCGCTTCTGTATTTTCATCAGCAGGCGAAAGATGCCCGCCAGTCTGCGATTAACCTCAAAGGTGCGGTCGTTGAAACAACTGCTGCGTTGATGCAGATGTCTGATAAACAACTGGCCGTTAAGCAGATAGATCTGAACGACCAGTATGAAAATCAGGTCATTCAGCGTAACCAGCTCATTAAGGAAATTCAGGATGCTGACAGCCGACTGGATAGTCTGGGTGGTTTCGATCCTTTCAGGCAGAAAAAGGGCGTGGAGGACAGCAAAAAACGCGCCGAAGCCGACCTTGAATCTGTTAACAAAGGGCTGAAAACGACCCAGGCGAATCTGGAAAACGTGAGTAAATCACGCTTTCTGGTGCAGACAGGGATCGCAGACCAGGCCAATTCCTTAGCGAATGATATTAAAACCATTACGGCTCAGACCGCGAAAGCGGGTGAAGGTGTCACTACGCCATGGACTGGCGAAGATACCGAGAAAGCCAAAAAAGAAACGGTTAATCAGTACCTCCAGCTGCGAAAAGAGATCGAGGAAGCTCACGCATCCAGCCTTGGCAGAATCGACCTGCAGGAAAAGGCCAGTCAGGAAAAACTGATTGCGGCGGCCCGTAAAAATGGAGCAAGCGAGCAGGATCTGCAGCGCGCGCTGCTTATGAATTCTGAGAATTATCAGAAGCAACGCGCAGAGCTGGCCGAACAATACTCCCCGGCCCGGTCTGCCATCAATAAAGAGAAGGAAGCAAGCCAGGAGCTTAAATCTCTTCTGGATGCGCGATTGCTTACTGAAAAGGAGTACATGGCAGCTCGTGTAACGCTGTCACAGGAAACGTCCCGGCAGATTTTGCAGGCGCAGGCTGATGCCCTTGCAGCACCGCGTCTCGACCTTGCTGGAGATGTTGATCCCCTTGCTCAGCAACGCAACCAGCTGGTGCAGCAGCAAAGTCTGATTGAGACCTACTACCGAAATGGAGCAGTCAGCAAGCAGCAGTATGAAATGCTGATGCAGAAGAACAGTAAGGATTCTGCTGATGCTCAGTACCAGACTGCACTTGAGCTATATCGTTCTCAGAGTGACTTCAACAATCTGGCGATCGGTATGGTCGAGGCCACCCGGGAACGAACCACTAATGTTCTGACGGGCCTGCTGACTAAAACGCAGACCTTCAAAGAAGGCATGATCAACCTGTTCTCCACACTCACTCAGTCGATTATTCAAAACCTGGTCGATATGGCTGCACAGGCTTTTGTAACAAACTCCATCCTTAGTTCCATCATGGGTGCCGGGTCGAGTGTACTGGGCGGTGCCAGTGGAGCTACGGCAGCCAGTTCAGGAACAGCAATTGCCGACTATGGCAGCAACTTCCAGTTCAACGCCAAAGGCGGTGTTTACTCCTCCTCAGATTTGAGCGCTTACAGTGGGCAGGTCGTCGATAACCCGACGTTCTTCGCCTTTGCTAAAGGTGCCGGGGTAATGGGAGAGGCAGGCCCGGAAGCAATCATGCCGCTTACCCGTGCTGCAGATGGGTCGCTGGGCGTGCGGGCCGTATCTTCTGGTGTTAATAATGCAACAGGTTATGGCAATACAGCCATCACTGTTCACGCCCCGGTCAACATTACCCAGGATGGTTCTGCAGGTGAAATCAGTAACGCCAATACCGCCAGTACAGCACGCCAGCTTGAAGGTATTGTCCAGCAAACCCTTACCGATCGCCTGAGGAAAGAAATATCGCCAGGCGGCATCCTCTATCGCCGCTAAGGAGCAATATGGCAATCGACACTTTTACATGGTGCGTCCGCATAGGGCCCACTGGAGCAAATACTGTGGCCACGCTTCAGGCGCAGTTTGGCGACGGCTATAAGCAGGTGGCTGGCAACGGGATCAACTCCGATGCCGAGACCTGGAATCTGGCATGCAATGGCGATGTGGCGACGATGAAGATAGTGCGGGATTTCCTTCTGAGCCATGTCATCAAATCGTTCTGGTGGGTAAACCCGTGGGGCGAGCAGAAGCTATATCGGGTTAAAGCTGATTCTGTCAGCCCGACTTTTCCCCACGGTGGCTTTGTAGAGCTGTCATTTGTGTTTGAACAAGCCTTCGGGCCATAGTTATTCCTCCTTTTCCAGGGCCGCTTACGCGGCCTTTTTTTATGGGCTGAATATGAGCTTTACGAATGACGTACAGAAACTGGAGCCGGGTGAACTTATACAGCTCATCGAGATCGACGGCACCGAATTTGGCATGGATACCGTGCTGCGCTTCCATGCCCACAATATTGCTACTGCAGGCTGGGCTGCATTCGCGGCTGACAACCTCCCTGCCATTATCTGGCAGGGTCAGCAGTACGACCCTTACCCTTACGAGCTGAAAGGCCTGGAGCTGTCCAGCACCGGGGCACAGCCCACACCCACGCTTTCCGTGTCGAACGTCGGCAACTACGTGACTGCGCTGTGCCTCGAGTACGACGACCTGGCGAGGGCAAAGGTGAAGATCCACACCACGCTGGCGAAATATCTCGACGCGGCCAACTGGACAGCCGGCAACCCGAACTCCAGCCCGGCGGACGAGCGCGTGCAGCTTTTTTACGTCAACGCCAAAACCGCTGAAACGCGGGTGCAGGTCGACTTTGAACTGTGCTCACCCTTTGACATCCAGAACCTGCAGTTGCCCACCCGTCAGATCACGCCGGTCTGCACCTGGTGCACGCGCGGCTGGTACCGCACCGGTACCGGGTGCGACTACAACGGGAACCGCTATTTCCTTAAGGACGGCACTCCCACCGATAACCCGGCGCTGGATATGTGCGGCGGCCTGATGCCGGACTGCGAAGCGCGGTTCGGGGCCGGCAACCCGCTGCCGTTTGGCGGCTTCCCGGCGGCAAACCTACAGGGTAAATAACCATGCGAAAAAAACTGATGGATGCGATCCGCGCCCACGTCTCCGCGGAATATCCGAAAGAGGCCTGCGGCGTGGTGGTGCAGGCCGGGCGGGCTCAGCTGTACATTCCCTGCCGTAATATTTCAGCAACACCCACTGAGGCCTTCACGATCTCGCCAGAGGATAAGCTGGCAGCATCGGAGCAGGGTGAAATCATTATGGTTATCCACTCGCATCCTGATGTGGTGCAGCTTGTGCCGTCCGAAATGGACAGGGTGCAGTGCGACTGGTCCGGGGTGGAATGGGGCATCATGAGCTGGCCGGACGGAGATTTTTGTACGCTGGCACCCCGTGACGACCGGGACTACGCCGGGCGTCGCTGGGTGCTGGGATTTGCTGACTGCTGGTCGCTGATCCGTGAGTGGTTTCAGCGTGAGCACGGCATTACCCTGGGCAATTACTCGGTCCCTTACGAGTGGTGGGAGCAGGGCGAAAATCGTTACGACGATAACTGGGAGGCAGAAGGCTTTGTTCAGGTGGACCCGGCTGATATGCGTCCCGGGGATATGATCATGATGCGCATACAGGCGCAGGTAACGAACCACGCGGCCGTTTACCTCGGTCATCACGAGCACCAGGACAATATCATGCTGCACCATAATTTCGGCAGCCTGTCTGCCCGGGTGCCGTACGGCAAGTATTACCGTGACCGCACCGTTCGTGTGGTCCGGCACAGGGAGCTGATGAATGCTGAAGACACTCATTCTTGAAGGCCGCATGGCGAAAAAGTTCGGGCGCGAACACAAATTTCATGTTGAGGATCTGCGCGAGATGCTGCGCGCCATGTGCAGCCAGGTCCCCGGTTTTAAACGCTACCTGTCAGAAGGCCATATGCAGGGGATCCGCTTTGCCTTCTTCAATGGCAAAAACAACATCGGCCTCGATGAGTTCGACATGACCCGCGGCGGTACGGTGTACCGAATTTCAGCCATTACCGAAGGCGCAAAGCGCGGCGGCGTGCTGCAGATCGTTATCGGGGCAGTGGCGCTCGTGGCCGCGTATTTTACCGCAGGTGCTTCTTTTTCTGCGTGGGCTGCTGCAAACGGAATCAGCGCTGCAGCGGTAACTGCCTCGTCTACGGCCCTTGCCGGGATCGGTCTGTCTATGTCGCTTGGCGGCGTAGTGCAGATGCTGACACCCCAGCCTAAGTACAACGTCGGCGCCTCATCTAGTACGGACAACAAACCCAACTACGCCTTTGGCGCGCCGGTGAATACCGTGGCCGTGGGTTATCCGGTCCCCGTTCTTTTTGGTGAGCGCGAGATCGGCGGGGCAGTCATCAGCGCGGGGATCTTCTCCAGCGACCAGCAGTAAATTTTATTGTCAGCTACAGGCCACCTCCGGGTGGCTTTTTTTATGGGTGAAATATGCGACTTCTCGAAGATGAAACCCTTATTCAGGGACGTAAAGGTGGTGGCGCTAAACAGCACACTCCTGTTGAGGATCCGGATGACCTGCTGTCGACAGCAAAATTAAAAATGCTGCTGGCGATCGCTGAAGGTGAAATCCAGGGCGAGCTGACGGCACAGAACATCTTCCTTAACGACACCCCGCTGGCGAACGCCGACGGCAGCTACAACTTCACCGGCGTGAAATGGGATTTTCGCCCGGGCACTCAGGATCAGGATTACATTCAGGGGTTGCCGGAAGTCGACAACGAAATGTCGGCCAACGTGACAGTGACCACCACTGCGCCCTGGACACGTCAGTTCTCTAACCTGATGCTGGATGCCGTGCGGATTAAGCTGAGCCTGCCCGTACAGTACACCTATAAAGACAACGGCGATATGGTCGGGACGGTTACGGAGTACGCCGTCGATCTCTCGACGGATGGTGCTGCCTGGCAGACGGTGCTTAACGGCAAATTCGACGGAAAGACAACCACGGAATACCAGCGCGATATCCGCATAGATCTGCCGGCAGCCACAACCGGCTGGGCTGTGCGGGTACGCCGCACCACGCCCGATTCCATTGGTAACTCAAAACTGATAAACGCCTTTAAGGTGTTCTCGTTCGCTGAGGTGATCGACAGCAAGTTACGCTATCCCAATACAGCGCTGCTGTATATCGAGGTCGATGCCAGCCAGTTTACCAGTGGCGCGCCGAAGGTGACCTGCAGGCCGAAGGGCAAGCTGGTACGCGTGCCGGACTCTTACAATCCGGTTACGCGGACCTACAGCGGCACCTGGTCGGGCGGTTTTAAAATGGCCTACACCAACAACCCGGCCTGGATATTTTACGATCTGGTGCTGGATGAGATTTATGGCATGGGTACCCGCATCGATGCAGGCATGATCGATAAGTGGGAGCTGTATGCCATTGCGCAGTACTGTGACCAGCGAGTGTCGAACGGGGCGGGCGGTACTGAACCGCGCTTTACCTGCAACGTTTATATCCAGAGCCAGCAGGATGCCTACACCGTTCTCAGCGATCTGGCTGCTGTATTCCGGGGGATCACCTTCTGGGGCAACGACCAGATTTACGTGCGTGCGGATGTGCCGCAGGATGAGGTCGATTTTACCTATCATGCCTCGAACGTGATCGACGGACTGTTTACCTACGGCGGCGGCAGCTACAAAAACCGCTACTCATCTGCACTGGTGTCCTGGTCGGATCCTCAGAACCACTACAGTGACACCACAGAGAGTGTCTATGATTCCGACCTGGTGAAACGATACAAGGTTAACCAGATGTCGATGACAGCGATCGGCTGTACATCCCAGAGTGAGGCGCACCGACGGGGCCGCTGGGCACTGCTGTCAAACGCGCGCGACGGAACGGTGTCATTTGGCGTGGGGCTGGACGGTTATATTCCCCTGCCTGCGGAAATTATCGGTATCGCGGATCCGTTCCGTGCCGGCAGGCAGAACGGCGGCCGTATCCGGGCGGTGAGCGGGCGTAACGTCACGCTTGATCGCCCCGTTGATTACGCAGCCGGCGATCGCCTGGTGGTCAACCTGCCGGACGGCAAGGCGCAGACGCGGACAATCGCGTCCGTCAGCGCGGACAAACAGACGGTGACGGTCACGACCCCCTTCAGGCTGCCGCCTGAGTCCGGCGCAGTGTGGGCTATCGACAGCGACAACCTGGCTATCCAGTATTTTCGTGTGACATCCATCCGGGCGAACGACGACAGCAACGGTGGTTTCACGATCACCGCGGTTCAGCATGACCCGAATAAATATCGCTATATCGATGACGGTGTGCGCATTACCCCGGCGCCGGTCACCGTCACGCCGGTAAGTGTTCTGCCGGCACCGAAAAACATCATCCTCAGCGAAACCGACCACATCGAGCAGGGACTTACCGTTGCCACCATGAATGCTTCCTGGGATCGGGTGGAAGGCGCTATCCGGTACCAGGCGCAATGGCGCAAGGATAATGGCGACTGGATAAACGTCCCGGTGAGCAGCGCCCAGGGATTTACGGTGCAGGGGATTTACACCGGGACTTATGACGTGCGGGTGCGGGCGCTTAACGCCCAGGATTCAAGCTCGCCGTGGGGTTATGCTGACACCACCTATCTTAGGGGCAAAAACGGCAGGCCGGGAACGCCGCAGGCACTGGCCGCCACGGACGATGTCGTCTGGGCTATCGATATCACCTGGGCTTTCCCGGATGGCTCTGGTGATACGGCATATACCGAGCTTCAGCGCGCCACCACCGAAGACAAGGCTAACCCGCAATTACTGGCGCTGGTGCCGTATCCGGCCACGCATTACCAGCATGGTCCCATGCTGGCGGGCGTCAGTCAGTGGTATCGTGCGCGCCTGGTGGATCGTATCGGCAACACCGGAGACTGGACGGAGTGGGCGGCAGGACAGTCCAGCTCGAAAGCCAGTGATTATCTCGACATGATCGGCGACACGCTTGAACAGACTGACGGCTATAAAAACCTCGTGTCGGACATTGCGGATCTGGGTGAAGATATCCAGTCAGCGCGAGATGATATCAGCACGGTGACGACGGAGTCGGCGGCAACCAAAGCGGGCCTGGCGCAGGAGGTCACGGACCGTAAGAAAGCCATCACCGACGAGGCGACGGCCCGGGGCCAGGCGCTGCTGATCGAGAAGAACGAGCGCGTCGCGGATATCAGCAACGTAAACCAGACGATTCAGTCCAGCACCGAATCGCTGGCACAGCAGATTGCGCAGGTGTCTGCGGGGACCGGTTCTCAGTTCGACCCGGCCAAAATCTGGTACTTCGATTCGACTGTAGAGGGCTGGTCCGGCAACGGCACGCCGACCATTGTGAACGGCTGGTTGCGCCCTGCCAACCACGCATCGGACCCGTACGTTACTTCTCCTGCGACGCTGGGCATTACGGCAGCTGCGTATCGCTTTCTGAAGCTGCGTATCAGGAAAGTGGGAGCGCCTGCATGGGCGGGGGAAATCCGCTGGCGCAATGCGGCCAGTTTCAACGAAACCAACCGCGTCGTGGTGGCCGAACCGGCGTATAACGCCGACGGCGTTGCCACGCTGGAATGCGACGATATCCCCTGGCTGGCCGAGACGACGATTAACCAGATTCGGCTGGACCTTTCCAGCAAACAGGACGCGACAAACTACTTCCTGATTGACTGGGTGGCGATAGGGCGGCCGACGCCGGGCGCCGGGATGGCGGCGCTGCAGCAGGAAACGACAGCCCGGGTATCCGGTGACCAGGCGGAAGCCGCGGCGCGTGAAACGCTGGCGACGCAGATCCGGGGTGGTTATACCGGAGACGATCCGTCGAAGCTGGCATCGGGCCTGCTGTACACCGAACGCCAGGCGCGTATTACGGCGCAGGAAGCGGAGGTGGCAGAACGGAAAAAGCTGGAATCGACCGTTAACGCTAACCAGGCTTCCGTTACTCAGGAGCTGGCGACGCTGACAACTGAGCAGGAGGCTCAGGCCGCCACGCTTTCAGGCCTGCAGTCCACCGTTGGCAAAAACACCGGTGACATTACACGTATCGATAAAGCGGTCGCGGATAACAACAAGGCGCAGACCACCGCGCTGGCTGCGGTTAAGGCCACGACCGACCAGAACACTTCGGACATCAGCACGGAAACCACGGCCCGTACGGATGGTGACAGTGCGCTGGGCCGCCGTATCGACAGTCTGAAGGTTGACGTGGACGGTAACACGGCCAGCCGGGACGCCGGTATTGTCGGCAACGTCACCAATGCACTCGCCAACTTTACAGCGTTCTCGGATCAGCGCGTGACGTATGCTGTTGGCGAAACGAAAACGATGGCCGAGATCACCGATGTCCGGAAGACCGCCGCGGATGCCACAAGCGCCGTGGCAGAGCAGGTGACCACGCTTAAGGCCACGGTAGAGCAAAACGGCCAGACCAACGCTGCAGCTATCACGCGCATTGATAAAGCCGTTACGGATCTGGAAAGCGCTACAGCGACCAGCATTCAGCAGGTCACAGCTGCCATTGGCGATACCAATTCCGCAGTGCAGACGACCAGTGAAGCTGTTGCTGATATCAACGGTAAGCTGAGCGCGCAGTGGGGCGTTAAAGTCCAGGTTGAGGCGAACGGCGTTAAACGCATCGCGGGGATCCAGCTGGGCATTGATGCCGCAGGCTCCTCTAACTTCCTCGTCAGCGCCGACACGTTTGCGGTTTATAACCCGACGACCACCGGGCAGGAACTGGTGTTTGCCGCCACCGGCGGGCAGCTGTTTTTGCGCTCGGTGTTCATCCAGGATGGTTCCATCGACAACGGCAAGATCGGCAATTACCTCCAGTCCAGCAACTGGGACGGGACCGGTAATGTTGGCTGGCATATCAATAAATCCGGGTATGCCACGTTTAACGGCGTGACGGTCAGGGGGACGATATACGCAACCAGTGGGGAATTCAGAGGGACAGTTTACGCGACGGATGGAGACTTCAAAGGCACAGTTTACGCGAACAAAATCATAGGGGACGTGGTTAATATGTTCTCCTTCCCTGGTGGAAGGTTTCAGGGAGACCCGGGCAAACAAAAAGACTTCTTTCGACAGGTTACCTGGGCGGGAGGGGTCCCGTATGACGTCACTATCGCTGTTCCGACATTTGTCGTCTGGAATGAAAGTGAAGCTTATAATGGTTCTCTGGAAGCATATATCAATATTAACGGGAGAGATATTACAGTAGTGTCTCTTGGATTTAAGCTATCGTATAACGACACCAATAGCGTCAGTCGTCAGGTTAACAGTTATGTACCCGTTACAGGCAGTCTGGATATTCCCGCAAACTCAGGCCCTGTGACTATACGTATTGGCCTTAGAGGGATTACCAGTGGGAGTACTCATATGGATATGCAGCCATCAATGGCGTTAATTACCAAAAGAAATTCCCCTAACTTCTCCGGTTATTCAGGTAATTAATTCCGGCCAGGTGGATGCTGGCGATTTAGCTTTAACGGGCTGGAAATAAAAATCCGATGTGAGTATTTCGGCTGCGCACACGTTGTTTCTTCTGAATTCAATAATCACACCCTTATAACCCAGCTCCGGCTGGGTTTTTCATTTTAAGGACATCACGAATGGCTACACTTGATGACGATTTAGCGAACGCCGTCACAGAAGGTTTTCGCCAGGCGCAAATTGATATCATTAACCAGGACCTGATTTTATCCGGGACCGGTGACGTCACCGTAACTCTGGCTGACGGTTCGAAAAAGACCGGGCCCAGCTGGACGAAGCTGATCGCCGCTGCGAACGCGGCAGGAACCAGTGCCGCTGCAGCTGCAGCGTCTGAGAAAAACGCCAAAACATCAGAGACGAACGCGAATTCATCAAAAACCGCAGCGGCAACCTCGGCAACAAATGCAAAAACGTCTGAGACCAACGCGAAAACCTCAGAAACCAACGCGAAAACTTCTGAGACGAATGCCAAAACGTCGGAGACCAACGCAGCCGCCAGCGCCAGCAGTGCCGCCACATCACTGGCTGCTGCGCAGCAACTGACTTCTGTGCCCTATGAGGAAGCTCCATACCCCGACGTCTGGGCACCGCTTAGTGACGATCTGCGCCTGCTAGCGGGATCGGCGCCATACGATAAGCTGACGATCTCAGGGCAGCTTCTGGAGTTGCCAACGAAGTCAGCAACCTTTTTACGAGCTACCGCAGGTACATATTTCGATAAATCTGGCGTTTTGCAATCTGCTGCTATCAATGAGCCCCGCTTTGAACGTGGCGGATTATTAATTGAGGGGGCAAGCACTAATTATATTCTTAATAGCGACGATCCAGTTAAATGGGCCGGAACCAGTGTCACTGTAACTAAAACAAACTTAGCTGCTGACGGTTCGTCCCAGGCACCTACAATGAAGGGAGTAATTAATGCTAACACCACAATACCCTTTATTGTTACGTCAAGTGCTGTAACTCTGGCTGTCGGGGACACATTGACTGTATCCTGCCGTGCTAAAGGTACATACGGTTACATAAGACTTTCATTTGCGCTGGATGGCGCTACTGCATTCGCAACATTAGTTGATGCCATAACTGGCACAGCACTTAACCCACCGGCTGGAATGTCGATAACCAGTACGCCTGGAAGCGATGGGTACGCAACGATTTCTGCGACAATGACAGCCGTGACTGCCGGAAACTATACGGGGACTATTGCTGCACAAAAACTGAATGTAGACTCAACAATTCCGTTGAACACTGAATATTATGTTCAGATGCCACAAGTTGAGAAAAACCCAATTTCAACCAGCTATATACCTACGGGTTCTGCAACAGTTACGCGGACAGCTGATAACTTCAGGCTGCAACCATCTGGAAATATCGGCTACAGAATGACAGGGGATTTATTCAATCGAACCCTATCGTTAGAATTTTCCATAGATAAATTTGTTCCGCCATCCACAAATTACCATGATGTAGTAAGAGTGGTAGGAGCCAATAACGACATTATCATTCGTGCTATGTCGACGTCCTTGCGCTCATACAGAGGTGGTGGCGGGCCTGTTATAAATACAGCACCTCCATTCTTCAATAAGACATACGTTCAAACTATTGACTCAACCAACAGAATGAATCTCTATTTTGATGGTAAGACCGATGGCAGCACATCGGGCCCAACGAATCCAGCATCCATACCTACCCTGCTGGAAATTATGGGTCATCCAAATGCGGTTTATCACATTCGTAATTTCCGTATCTGGCATCGTGTATTAACCCCTAACCAAATTAATGGGCTCCGCTGATGAGAGACTTATATCTGCGCTTCGCTGACGCCGACGAAATGCGCACGAAATTAATCGAGGCTGGTTTTGTGGTCGATGAAGAACAGGGCGGTTTATATCACCCTGATATCAGCCTGGATGTGGTCGGGGTAATTACTGTCCCGGCTGAAATTACAAATCTGGGACAGGAAAACGAGGTTGTTAAGTTTGTTGCTGAGCCCGGCTATCACGTTAACCTCCGAATGATGAAGGACGAACTTGATTTAACTCTTCTGGTCGACTTCATCGTGACACCAAAATCACCGGCTCGCGTCTGGGCTTAA